TGGTGACTTATCCTTTGGTGATTTAACTCCTGTTGATGATGATGGTGACTTATCCTTTGGTGATTTAACTCCTGTTGATGATGATGGCGATCTCTCCTTTGGTGATTTAACTCCTGTTGATGATGGTGGTGATCTCTCCTTTGATGACCTAACCCCTGACCCTGATCAAAATGATCCCAGAAGATCCTTAACTACAACGGGTCCTACTTCTGCTAAAATTGCAGAATCACAAGCAGCATCAAGTAATATAACTAAAGCTGCAAAGGTAGGTGGACCAAATAATTCAAGTCAGTACAATGTTTCTGGTAATCTCCGTGATACTTTAGACGATGAAAAAGTAAAAGAAAGTGCTAAAACAAACAAAGTATATGGAAGAGCAGAAGGCGGCTTAGTATCAAGACCCAAGAAGAAGAAGTAAGACTAAATTAACCTATAATAATAATAAGGCTACCCAGCACTAGTTGCTGGCCCCACATAAAGGAAATACAATATGGCTGAACTAGCACAAGTAAAAACACCAAAGAGCGCAGGCTTCGTACAACCTAAGGGTGGTTCAAGCGCAAACAAGCGGCGTATAGAACGAGAAGAAGCAGAACTGAAAGAGCTTATTGAAGGACGGTCCGATGGGAATCAGGAACCCAATAGTGAGGCAGCTACGCCAGCCAAAGTACAAGATGACGGTAATACCAAACAAGAAGAAGCCAACTCTAAAGCTGAAGCACAAGAAGATGCAGCCTTAAGTAGCGAAGAGAAGACATACAAGAAACGCTACAGCGATTTAAGGAACCACTTAAATAAGCAGGCTGAAGAGCTTAAGGCTATGAAGGCACAACTGAATAATTCAGGTGCAGTGCGTCCACCCACCAGCGATGAGAGCATCGAGGCGTGGGCTAACAAGCACCCTGAGATTGCAGGCATAGTTGAGACTATAGCTGAGAAGAAAGCTCAAGAGAAGTTTAACAATGCAGATGAGCGCCTAAAGAAGATTGATGAGATGAATGCTACTGCTGAGCGTACTAAGTCAGAGAATGAGATACGAGCTATGCACTCAGACTTTGATGATCTACGGGGCAGTGATGCATTCCACGACTGGGCTGGCGAACAGCCTAAGTGGGTACAGGACGCTTTGTACGAGAACCAAGATGACCCAAGATCGGTTATTCGTGTTATAGATCTCTACAAGGTAGACAACGGCATGGACATTAAGGGTAAGAAGAAAGACACTAAGAGTGCCGCTTCTGCTGTGATGACCAAACGTACAACTAAACCAGACAACGATGACCCTGCAGGACACATACGTGAGTCTCAGGTAAACCGCATGTCTGCACAAGAATACGAGGCAAACGCAGACTCTATTATGGATTCTATCAGAAGTGGTAAGTTTATTTATGATATTTCTGGGGGTGCACGTTAAAAAGGTATTGACAATACGTAGATAACTGTTATAACTATGTATGTTAACTAAGTAGTGTAAAGCCCTATTCAATAGCTACCTTTACACTATTACTACAAGCAAGCCAAAACTACTAAGATAAGACTTACCTGCTTAAGTACAGGCCCGATAGTTCCACAGTTGGCAAACTGAGAACATATTGCACCCTAGAAAGAACAGCCTCTTACACAGTGTTTAAGCTTAATTATCATAAGCCAAACATCTATGGAGGATTATAATATGGCTTTTTCAACAGCGGCGGGATATGGAAATCTACCTAACGGTAATTTCAGCCCCGTAATTTATTCCAAGCAAGTACAACTTGCATTTCGTAAATCTACGGTATGTGGTGATATTACCAACTCAGACTATTTTGGTGAGATTGCTGCCCAAGGAGATACTGTAAACATTATCAAAGAACCAGAAATTTCTGTGAAAGAATACACTAGGGGTACGCAGGTCACAGCCCAGGATCTTGATGACGAAGATTTCTCATTAGTCATTGATAAAGCTAACTATTTTGCTTTTAAGATGGACGATATTGAGGAAGCGCATTCGCATGTAAATTTCATGGAACTCGCTACTAATCGTGCAGCATATCGTCTTGCTGACCAGTATGACCAAGAAGTCTTAGGCTACTTGTCTGGTTTCAAGCAAGGCTCTCTACACGCTGTAGCAAGCGCAGTCAACACCACAACAAATGGTGACGTTGCTGTAGCTACTGCAGGTACGGACGAATTGTTAAGCACTATGAAGCTAAACAAGGGTAGCTTTGGTAACATCACAACTACATCTGCAGGGGCGCATTCTATTCCCTTGACAGCACGTATGCCGGGTGCTACTTCTCTACCAACTGCTACAGCATCACCAGCAATGGTTGTTGCACGTATGGCTCGCCTTTTGGATCAACAGCAAGTTGACACACAAGGACGCTGGTTAGTAGTCGATCCAGTATTCATGGAGATTCTTCGTGATGAAGATTCACGCTTTATGAATGGCGATTTCGGTGAATCAGGTGGGTTGCGTAATGGCTTGTTCATTAACAACTTCCACGGTTTCCGTGTATACACTTCAAGCAATTTGCCTGCAGTGGGTACTGGTGCTGGTACATCAGGTACAGCAAACCAAAATGCTAATTTCGGCATTATAGTAGCTGGACATGATTCTGCTGTAGCAACTGCTGAGCAGATCAACAAAACGGAAACATATCGTGACCCTGACAGCTTTGCTGACATTGTTAGAGGTATGCATCTATACGGTAGGAAGATTCTTCGTCCAGAAGCAATCGTCACTGCCAAATATAACGCAGCGTAGGGGAGGAAAAACTTATGGCTACTTTAACCACATTTTTAGCGCCTACTCGTGGGACAGGTAATCCTTCGAGAAAGCCCTATATGATCGAAAATACTGTCGATCTTACTGCGAGTGCAGTTGACGCCTCATCTGGTGACATCATCCAAGCACTAACAGTACCTGCTTCAAGTGTTATTCTATGGGCTGGTTTCCAAGTTATGGAAAGCGCCACTATGGATTCAAACACTGACGCAACGGCAATTCTTGGTAACGCTGCAGATAACAACGAGTATGTTGCAGCATTTGATATTGATGGAGCAACAGATCTTGTCTATGCACCATCCGTAGCACCTGCTGGCGTTCTTGTCAATCCTGCAGACGAAACACTAGATCTTACTATTGCAGGTTCAGGGTCAACCTTTACTGCTGGTAAACTCCGTGTGTTTGCTATGTTGATGGACGTAAGCGAAGTCGGAGACATGACTGCTCAAGAAGTAGATCGTGACTTGCTTGCTTAAATAAGACAACTTTAGGGGCTGGCTTTTTGTTAGCCCCTTTAGCTTACCTTAAGGATATAATATGGCATATGATTATTTAGGCTTAGTTAATGACGTAAACAGACGGCTTAACGAGGTTGAACTTACTGCTACTAACTTTACCTCTGCAGTTGGTGAGTATGCTATGGTTAGAGACTCAATCAATGTAGCTATACGTTACATTAATCAACACGAGTTTGCGTATCCCTTTAACCACGACACTAACTCTTCTGTATTAGTTCCAGGAGTAACACGTTATTCAATACCAACTGATGCTAAGTATATAGACTACAACACAGCTAGACTAAAGAAAGACGCTGCAATTAGTTTTACAGGTCAAACATTAGATACACTTCCTTACAACGAATATATAGACAGACAATACATAAATCAAGAAGATGACATTAACTCTACAACTCTCAATGGTTCACACTCAATTTCTGTAACAACACTAACTCTGACATCTACAACTGGTTTTACTGCTAGTGGTACTGTTTACATAGGTGGAGAGCAAGTTACATATACAGCTATATCAGGTAATGACCTTACAGGCTGTACTAGAGGTGCTAACGCAACCACTGCAGCAATTCACGCCAGTGGTACTATAGTCACACAATTTGTAGAAGGTGGAGCACCTAGATTTATTGTACGTACACTAGACAATAACTTTTTACTGTACCCCTTCCCTGACAAACAGTATGAGTTATCATTTGATTATTTTACATTACCAACAGACTTAGCTGCTGCTACAGACGTACCTAGTTTACCTGTGCAGTTTAGATACATCATAGTCGAGGGTGCAATGTACACGGCATACATGTTCAGAGGAGAGACACAAGAAGCTAACTTTATGAAGAGTAACTTTGAAGAAGGCATCAAACAAATGCGTAGTCTGTACATCAACAAATACGAATACATACGCTCTACTGTTACTTCGGGTAGCACTAACGGCGCATTCGCTTCTCAAAGCAGAGTCCTATAATACATGGCTACTAATAGAGAATCATTTCCTGTAGAGTTTAAGGGTGGCTTAATTACAAACCTAAGCCCTCTTCAACAAGGTATTAACATGCCTGGTTCTGCTGCAACCTTAAAGAACTTTGAGCCATCTATTACAGGTGGCTATAAGCGTATACTAGGGTTCTCTAAGTTTGATCCTTTTATTATACCTCCTTATGGCTCTCCTGTTGTTTTTGGTGCAAGCCAGACGGGTACAACTTTTGTTATAGCAGCAACTCACACCAGCCCTGCTTCAGGAGACACTTTAACTATAGCAGGAGTTTCGGGAACGTATACTGTAGGCAGTGTAGCATTTGATGGCGTTGGTAACAGAACATCTTTAACACTAACCACCTCATTAGCTTCAAGTCCTGCCAATGGTGCTGCAGTTACGTTTGTTACCGTCAGTTCTACCTTTAGGACTTTAGGTGTAGAGGTCTTTAATGACACTGTAATAGTAGCTTTAAACAGTGATGTATTTAAAACAACAGGTTCAGGCTATACTAAAATAAATGTGCCTTCCTACGGCACTGTACTTGTAAACGGTGCAAGCCAAACAGGAGCAACACTAGCAGTTGATGCCTTGACTGCAGCACCTCGTGTAGGAGATGTATTTACTGTAGCAGGTGTTGATAAAGTATACACTGTTCTTACAACAGCCACAGTATCTTCTGGTGGTTCTACTTTAGCAATTAGCCCTGACTTAGCTTCAAGCCCTGCAGACAATGCAGTAGTTACTTTTATTAGCTTGAGCAGAGAAGGTGCATTAAGAACACGATTTGTTGAGTATAACTTTACAGGCACTGAAAAAATTGCTATTGTTGATGGAGTAAATGCACCTGCCCTTTTTGATGGTGGTACTTTTACAGCACTAGTTGATGCGCCTACTGATGTTATTAGTGCAACTAATGTAATTGCTTTTAAGAAACATTTGTTTTTTGCAAATTTAGATCTATTAACATTTACTTCACCTTCTTTAGATACAAACTTTGAGGCTGGTGATGGTGCTGGTAGTATTCGTATTGGTGACAATATTACTGGATTATCAGTATTTAGAGAACAACTTATAATCTTTACAGAAAAGTCTATCTTTAAATTAACTGGAACAAGTTTAAGTAACTTTGTATTAGCAGCTATTACCTTAGACATTGGTTGTATTGATGGTGACACTATTCAAGAGATTGGTGGAGACATCATGTTCTTGACTGAGGATGGATTAAGACTTCTGTCTGCTACTGATCGAATAGGAGACTTTGGACTAGGAGTAGTATCTAAGACTATCCAAGACGTTATGACTAAGTTTATTTCTTCTGCTAGTCTTTTTTCTAGTGTAGTTGTAAGATCTAAGTCTCAGTACAGGGTGTTTGCTTTTAATCCTAACGTCATTGGTGCTGCATCTAAAGGTATTATTGGTACGCAGTTTTCACCTCAAGGTGGTGAACAGATGGCGTGGTCTGAGATAAGAGGCATGGAAGTTTTTGCTGCCTCAAGTAAAGTTGTAGACTCAAGAGAAGTAATTGTATTTTCTTCTAATACTGGCATATTGTTTAAGATGGAGGATGGAAATAGTTTTGATGGATCTAACATTGCAGCTGAATACCTTTCTCCCTTCTTACCTTTAAATGACCCTAGAACTAGAAAAGCAATATACAAAGTTTATCTTTACACAGATCCAGTGGGATCAGTTAATTTTGACTTTAGTTTAAAGTTTGACTACGATGAAATAAACTCTGTTCAACCTGAAACAATATCTTTTACTAATCAAACTACTGCTATTTCTTTTTATGGTGACAACAACTTTGCAACTTATGCTACTACAGCCTCAGGCTCTAGCGGGGCAACCTCAGTAACAGTAGCAGCTAATACAAATATAGTTATAGGTGATGGAATAGTTGGTACAGGTATACCTGCTGGTACAACTGTTACAGGTATAAGTGGAACGACTATTACAATAAGTGCTGCTCTAACATCT